GAAGATGTGGCTATGAATAGAAGTATATTTCAAGCATTGAACGATGAACGTAGAAGGATGAATCGTTTCGATATAGCAGTAATACCAGAGAAACCAGGTGGTACACAGAAAAGAAATAGAATATATAGTGGTTTAAGTGGTAGATTCAGCATGGGAACGGTGCATTTACGTGAAAGTATGTTTGATTTAATCAATGAAATAATTACATTCGGTCCCAGAATGGCGCATGATGACACGATTGAATCACTTTATTACGCAAATTTGCACTCATTTCCGCCTAATTATAAGCAGAATAAAGAAAAGAAGTGGTATAAACCTAAAAGACAGGCAAAAAGTTGGATTGTCGCATAAAATGGCTAGAAGAGTCAGACGGATTAAAAAGAAGAGAAGCACTAGGAAAGCCACGAATTTATTTAAGCTTACATCTAGACGTAGAAGAAAAAATAAAAGGAAACGTAGATAATGCCACATTACGGTAAACGCTCTAAAAGAAGAATGAAGGGTATTGACCCTAGGTTGCGAAAAGTCTTAGATGAACTTATTAAGATAATGGATGTAACAATTATAGAGGGAGTGCGTTCAGCAGAAAAGCAACAAGAATATTTTATAAAAGGAAAAAGTAAAATAGATGGTATTACTAAGAAAGGACAACATCAGAAGGGTAAGGCTGTAGACCTTGCTCCATATCCAATTGACTGGGAAGATAGAGATAGGATGCATTATATGGGTGGTATGCTCAGAGGAATAGGTCACATGATGGGATATAAATTGCGTTGGGGTGGCGATTGGGATAGAGATGGTGAAACCAAAGATAATAATTTTGATGATTTAGTTCACATAGAGATTAGGAGTTAGATATGGCAAAGAAAAAAGCAAAAGCTAAAGCTAAGAAAAAACCAGTTAAGAAAGCTGAACCTATCGGTATAGCAGCACCATCTGGTAAGGCTTCTTCCGCTGGACCATCTGAAAAGATTGGTTAATAATGTCTGGTAAAAAGCATTATAAAAGAAAAAAGCCTACTACTAAAAGGAAGAAAAAGAAGAGTAAATAGTGGCAAGACAATCCAATAAAAGTAAAGCTCATAAAAATAAACAACTCTGGGATAGGGCAAATAACCTATACAGAGTAAAATGGCAAACGACTAGTCAGCAAGGATACGATTTTTATCTTAATCAACAGTTGACGACAGAGGAAGAAAAGGCTTTAAAAGAATCTGGTATGCCATCTTTCATTATCAATAGGGTAACTCCCGTTATCGAGATAATGAGATATTTCAGTACTGCAAATAATCCTAGATGGAAAGCTGTTGGCGCTGAGGGTAGTGATGCTGATGTTGCTCAAGTCCATTCAGATATAGCTGATTATTGTTGGAATATAAGTAATGGTAAGTCTGTATATAGTCAAGTCATACTAGACGCTTTGACTAAAGGTGTAGGATATTTTTTCGTTGAGGTTGATAAAGACGCTGATAGGGGATTAGGCGAAGTAGTATTTAAGAGAATAGAACCATATGATGTCTATGTAGACCCAATGAGTCGTGATTTCTTATTTAGAGATGCTGCTTTTATCTCTGTTCGTAAGAATCTTTCTAGGTCACAACTTGAGGTTATGTTTCCAGAGTATAAAGCAAAAATTAAGAAAGCAGAGGGTTCTTCACAAGTTACAAATTATAGCCAAGCTGGATTTAGTGATTCACAAGCTATAAGAATAGAAGATATTTCTGGTACTGTTACCAGTGAGGGTGAAGAGGATGATATACTTCCATTCTTTGAGGTGTACTCTAAAATAAAAGTTCCATTATATAATTTAACTATAAAAGTACCTCCAACGCCAGCTGAGTTAGCTCAGATAAAAGAGAGTGTTGAAGTTGCTATGAAAGAGTATCAAGAAGAAATAGCAGTAGAAACAAAAGAACGTAAGATTGCTATTACTGATTCCCTTGCAAGTGGTGAAATAATTGAAGATAGAGCTAATCTTGAGATGCAAAAGGCTGATGAAGAAGCCCAAGTTAAGGTACAGCAATATAGACAAATGCTAATGTCTAAGGCTCAAGAAAATGCTTCTAAGGTAGAAACTCAGATAGTAACGGAAAAACAATACAAGATATTGATGGATAATCCAGATATTGCTAGTAATGTTGTTGACGAAGTGAGGTTTTTCCAATCTAGGATAAAAGTGACTTGCAGTATTGGTGAGGATACGTTTTTATATGAATATATACTTCCATACGAAAATTATCCAATAGTTCCAATATCTTATACTTATACAGGAACACCATATCCAATGTCCGCTGTACTGCCATTAATAGGTAAACAGCAAGAAATTAATAAAGCACATCAAATAATGATTCATAATGCTAACTTAGCTTCTAATCTCAGATGGTTGTATGAAGAAGGTTCAGTCCCAGAAGATGAGTGGGAACAATACTCTTCAGCAGCAGGTGCATTACTGAAGTATAGACAAGGATTTACTCCTCCAACACCAGTATTACCAGCTCCAATTAATAATGCTTTTTACAGTATAACCCAAGAGGGTAAGGGGGATGTGGAGTATATAAGTGGAGTTCATTCTTCTATGATGGGTGTAGCACAAGCACAGCCAGAGACTTATAGGGGATTATTGGCTAATGATGAGTATGGAACAAGAAGAATTAAAGCTTGGATGGGTTCTACGGTAGAACCTGGTTTAGAGCATTTAGGTAGAGTATTTAAAGAGATTGCACAAGCAACATACAGCGTACATAAGGTTTTTAGAATTGTCCAGCCAGAAGCTGGTAAAGGGAATGATGAAAGAAAGGCAGAGATAAATATACCAATCTACAATGACTACGGTGAAGCAATAGGAAAATGGCTTGATTATTCCTCCAGTAATTTCGATATTAAGTTAGTAGCTGGAGCCACAATGCCTGTGAATAGATGGGCATTATTGGAAGAATACTTCAGATGGTTCCAAGCTGGGTTAATTGATGATATAGCAATGTTAGCTGAAACAGACGTTAGAGGAAAAGAACAAATTGTTAAAAGAAAGTCTTTATACTCACAACTTCAATCTCGTATTGGTGAGTTGGAAGAGAGTGAGAAAGATAAGGAGGGAACAATTGAAACTTTATCTCGTCAATTAGTACAGGCGGGTATAAAGAAGAAGATAGATGAGCAGGATGTGGAAAAACGTAAGGTAATGGCAGATACAAAAGCTCAGCAGAAACTTTATAGAGGTATAATGAAAAAAGATTTTGATGATTACGAAAAACGTAAAAAAGAAGAAAACAGTAGTTGAAGAATGAATTTACTACTGTTAAATTACTTAACTAAAAGGAGTTAGTTATGGCAACAGAAAAACAAGGTAACGTAGCAGAAGCTACCCCCGAAGTCGATTTGTCGCAAATAGACGATAATACTAATCCAGCATCTAATGGTGCTGACTCAGACGCTTTCTTCTCGGCATTAGATGAAACCGTTAATAGTGTTATTATGGAGCAGAATCAGACAACCGCAAGTGATGTTCAAACTAGCGATAATACGCAATCAAAAGAACAGCGCCCTGAAGAAGCAGGAATAGATTACCAGGATGAAGCTGAGAATCTATCCAAAAGGTACTCGGACTCTAGTCGCGAAGCTAAACGGCTTAATAACCGATTAGGCGAATTAGAACCATATGTACCGATACTTGATGCCATGAGAAAAGACCCTAATTTAGTCTCTCATGTGAAAGGCTATTTTGAGGGTGGTGGCGTTGCTCCAAGCAGCATGAAAGAACAGTTGGGATTGACGGAAGAATTTGTATTCGACCCAGATGAGGCTTTTGCAAATCCTAAATCTGATTCTTCTAAGCTCATGTCAGCAACCATAGATGGAATCGTTCAGCGTAGGCTTACACAAGCAGACGCAAATATGAAACGTGAAAATGCTAGGTTGTCAGATGAAGCTAATTTTAGGAATAGACATAATATGTCTGAAGAAGACTGGAACGACTTTCAGCAATTTGCTAAAGGTAAGACTCTAGAATTGGATGACATTTATTATCTAATGAACCGAAAGGGAAGAGACCAGAGGATAGCAGAGCAAGCTGGTCAGGATGTATCTAGACAAATTAAAAATGTCCAGAGAACTCCTGGTTCAGTTGCAACATCGGGAAGTACTACACAAGATGGTTCTGTTGATGACAAAGTTTTTGATATGTTACTAGGAGTTGACGAACATTGGAACTCGTTGACTGACTAGTTAATTTATTATCTAGTACAGTCGGCTTAACTTAACGAAATAGGAGCTTATTATGGC